TTCTAATTCTTTTTCTGAATTAATATTTAAATATAAAGAAGCAATTTTATGAGCAATAATAAAGTTTACAAATAATTTTCTTTCTTGTTCATTAAAATTTTGATTTTCTAAATATATAAAAAATTTTCCATTAGATGTTGTAAAAATTTCTACATAATTCATAATCCAAATTAATAGATCATGTGTGGTAAAATTAACTGAATCAAAGTCTTGTGAAATAATTGATATTAAATTAGGATCATCTATAATTTCGTTATTAGATTTATTAAAGTTATCAATAATAATTTTAAAGTTATATTTATTTGATATTTCTGATATATTTTTATTTACACTTTTTGAAATAATTTCTATTTTAGGATTAGAGAAATTATTATTACTAATAGAGTTATTTAAACTAATTGATAATATATCATTCCAATTTTCATCAAGATTATCTGTTAAATTAATAATATCTGTTATTTTACTATTTTTAAAATATTCTGTAATTATATCTCTAATTTCAGATATTGAATATTCCCAATAACAAATTTTTAAATTTAAATTTTGGGATTTAATTTTTATTTTTTTTATATTTGTTGCAATTACTTCAACATTATAATCACCTTTGGAATATATTAATATTTTTTGACAATTTGTTTTTATTAAACATTTATTATTACTTTTCCCGATTCCCAAGAATTCATATTCTCCAGGTGTAACAATTCCGATAATACCATTATTATCTTCTGTTTTAAATTCTGAAAATGTATCAATTACAATTTTATTTTTAGGTTCAATGATTTGTTTGGTAGTTAATTTTACTAAAGTTTGAGAGGTAATAGATGATATTCTATCTCTCTGAATCATATAATTTATAACTCCATATGCTCCTAGTGTAATTTTACTCATTAAATTAATTTATTTTAGATTTTTTATTTTTAATAAAACCTATGCAAGAGTTTAAAATTGGTTTGATTAACAGTTAGAAACTTATAAATTGTATATATTTAAAAGAGTATGCTTAATATTTAATAAATGGGCTTTGACGGACTAATATCATTTTTAATAAGAAATTTACCCAATGATACTTTTGACGAGGTAAATCTAATTAAAAATTACAACAAAAAAATATCGAGACATGTCTTAGTTGATATATCATTCATATTATATAATTGTTATAGTGAAATAGAAAATGACATAAATCAGATTTTAAAGTATATATATTCATTATCGTGTACGGATTATACTAAAGTAATTACCTTGATAGAAACGGAACTATCTAAAAAACATTGGAAAGATTTTAAAATACCATTAGACGGGGATAGTCAAGATGAGATCAGCGATAAGTTTATAAAATTCTTAACTGATAATGATAATGAGGTATTTTTAAAAATTTTATCAAAATATACATGTAATAAACTAAAAGATATAATAGAAAATTTAATTGAACTTAAATTTACAACAAATGTTGTATTATTTTTTGATAGTATACCATCATATTCTAAAATATTAGAACAACGAAAACGTAGAATGAAAAATTATTTAGAATCACAAAATAGAAAAGAGTACTATGTAAAATATTTTACAGATTTAGAAAAAGATAATATAAAAGAGGGTGAAATTGAATATGATTATTTTAATTGGATAAATAAGAAGTTTAATTGTAATAAAATAATTGATTCAAATTCTTTATTTGTTAAAAATTTAAAAGAGTATGTAATAAATAACATTAATTTTAATCATGATATTAATATAATCGTAGATACTGAAGATTTTGGAGAGGCTGATTATAAAATTTTCAAATATATATCATCAAATAAGTTAGAAGATAATATAACAATACTAAGCTGTGATTCTGATTTAGTTTATCAGTTAATGTTACAACAGTATAATTATAATTATTTAAAAAAGAATATTAAATTAAGTTTATTCAAATTTTATGTAAATTCAATTGATTATTGTCAATATTTTGATGCAAATAAGATACTTGATTACATAATTAATAATTATGCAGAAGTAAATAGTTTAAAATACAAAAAGATGGATAACTTTTGTTTAGATTTATTGTTAATATTAAATTTTTTCGGCAATGATATTTTACCAAGCAGTTTAGAGATTGGACCAGAAATTAGTTTTAATTATTTGATAAAAACATATCATCAAGTTTTTGGAAAATCAGACACATCTATAATAACTCCTAATTGTATTAATGGTGTTCTTACTCATAAACTAGATTTTAATAATTTAAAAGACTGGTTAATAGAATTAAGTAAAAGTAGTGCATTTACAAAGATATATTTATTAAGATTTTTTAAAGTACCTTATAATATCACATTTATTTTAACAGAAAAATTAAATTTAACTTTAAAAGAGGTTAAAGATAAATTATTAATACCCTTTTTAATTTATAAAGGGATGATATTAAAAGATACTTTGGAAGAAAATGATATTAGAAGTATTCTATATAACAACTATGTAAAGACTAATAAATTAGAAACACCTGAAGATATATCTGAGAATATACAAAATCCTTTATCTACTACTATATTTCCAAATTCTATGCATGTCTATTTAGAACAATTAAATAAGTTACTTGATAATTATCTTGATTTTACAGATATGGATAATTTAGGATTAAAAAATAATAATTATAATATTGATATTGATGAAAATATGTATCAAAATTTATATAATTATATTTCAAATGAATCTAATTTAACAAATAATATGAAAGATTTATCATTTGATTTTAATATTGAATCTAGTAATGATAAAAAAATAGAAGATTTTATGTTAATGTTATATTTTATTGTAAATAATTTTTTTAATGATATGGAATTTTATAAATCAACTAATCTAACAAAATATTGTTATAATAGTATACCATCATTAAATGATATAATTAAATTTATAGAAACACATGATATGGATAAATTAGTTAAAAAGTTTGATAAGACAATTGAATGTAATATTTTAAGTAAATCGAATTATATTGATTCAACATTACATCATCTAATAATTACACCATATTTATTAGATTCTAATTATTTAGAAATGTTAGAAAACAAAGAATTATTAAAAAAAATTATTGTAAATTTTGATAGTACACTTGATCAAATATGGTGTAGTAATAAGTATGATTCATTTAATAGTGAAGATCCAAAGGAAATATTAAGGTCTTGGACTGATTTATTACATAAAATAAATTGTATTGAAAAGATTGAATATAAGAATAAACTATTAATAGATGTCTAAGTAATAACTTGATAATAAATAACTTAAATAAAGAACATATTTAAGTTATATATGGAAATAATTGTACCGAAAAATGAATCCAGATTATTCACTGGTAATACATTAAATAATGGTATTAAATTTATAAATGTAAATGATAAAGAATTAGATAAAAGTCATGTTATGGTTTCTGTTAATATAGGAAGTATATCGGATCCTATTGAGTTTCAAGGATTATCTCACTTTTTAGAACATATGTTGTTTCTAGGAAGTAAAAAATATCCGGGAGAAAATCAATTTGAAACTTTTCTAAATGAGAATGGCGGGTATTCAAATGCATATACATCTACTTTTGAAACTGTTTACTTTTTTACAATATTTAATGAAAAATTAGAAGAGGCAATTGATATGTTTTCTAGATTTTTTATAGATCCTTTATTTGATGAGGGTTCGGTAAATAGAGAAATTAATGCGATCCAATCTGAACACGATAAAAATATTCAACAAGATAATTGGCGTATGTCGCATTTTTATGGCTTAATTTCTAAGAAAGATAGTATGATAAATAAATTTGGAACAGGTGATTTAAGCAGTTTACAAAAGGATGGTTTAAGAGACCGCATGATTGCGTATTATAAACAATATTATGTTTCATCTAATATAAATATAACAACTGTATCTAAACTAAGTAACAATACAGTTAAAAAATATATAGAAAAATCTTTTTCAAATATTCCAACTAAGGTCGAACCAAAGATATCGTTAGTAAAACCTTTCTTTGAACTAAAAGGCAAAGATTACTTTTTAAAAAGTGTATCAAAGGATCACAGTATGATATATTTATGGGAGATTCCTGATCATACCAATTATTTAAGTACACATTCTAACTATATAATTTCACATGTGATATCAAGTGATACAGATGGTTCATTAAAAAGTTTTTTAGTTAAAAAAGGGTTAATTAAAAATATTTATTCATATGTTATGGATGAAGGTATATTTATTTTAAATGTTAGATTATCTAAATTAGATAATTGGCGAGAAGTTGATTCATATGTAAGATATTATATGAATGATTTAAAAAATAATAATTGGTCAAAAATATCAGAGTATTATAAAAAGAAAGATAAGTTATTATTTGATTATTCTTCCAAAGATGATTCTAATGGATTGGGGTTAAAAATAGTTACAAATTTAATAAACTATCCAATTGAGAAAACACTTATTGGTACAGCAGTAATTGAAAAAACAGATGTAAATCAAATTAACTCATTATTTACTGATTATTTAACATTTGATAAAGCAAATGTTATTTTAAGTTCAGATACCAATATTGAAAATCTAGGTGAATTTATAAAGTATGAATCTGAACAAACAGAACCATACTATAATCTAAAATATAATTCAATAAAGATAAATACAAGTCCTGAGAAACAATTTGATTATAAAATAATATCCGATAATCCATTTCTTAATACAATGCCAAAGTTAATTGAAAATCTGGATGATGTTTTAGTTCCTACTAAACATACATTAGGTGCAAGTAAAATTTGGTTTGGAAATATTTCAAAGTTTAAGGAAACAACAATTAATTCTGAATTAATTTTTACAAATTCTGAATTTGTATTTGAGCTATCAACATATATTAATACATTGTTATTATTAAAATATATTAATAAGAAAATCGAAAAAGATTTTAGTTTGGCTTCAGAAATTGGTTTTGAGACCCATCTAAGTATTAATACTACAAGTTCAATTGTAGGAATCTATATTAGTGGACATAATGATAATTATAATAAATACTTTAATCTTATAAATGAATATATTAAAAATTTTGATTACAAGGACGAAGATTTAGTAATGTTACAAATGCTAATAGATTCAACCAAAGATAATTATTTAAATATTATGAAAAGTAATCCATGGAATTATAGTTCTTATATAGAAGATTTAAATATGAATACCAAGTCATATAATATTAACGATGTTTTAAGATATTTAGAATCACTTGATATTCATAGTTTTACAAAGAAAATATTAGAAACCAAAAATAGAATACTATATCAATCAAAGTTTACCACTTTTATATATGGTAATACATTATATTCTGATTTATTTGAATCAGAAGAAAATTTAAATATATTGTTTCCTTCTATTGAAAAACCAAGAAATACCATCAAGTTATTAGGAAATATTGACGTGGTTCATCCAAATAAAGACGAAAAAGATAATTATGTTCAATATACTCATAGTATAGGAAAGTTTAATCCAAAAGATAATTTATTATTATTAATATTATCTATTGCACTTGGTCAAGATTTTTATGATGAATTAAGAACAAAACAACAATTTGGTTATTTAGTAGCAAGTCATCAAGCTACACATCAAGAAGATTATTATTTTAAACAGAAGATTCAATCTTCTAAGAGTATTTCTGAAATTGATAAAGCAATTCTTTTATTTAATACCAACTTTTTAGATAATTTGACTGAAGAGAAATATATTAAATATGTAAAAAGTGCTAAAAATATGTTAGAAGAACGAGAGACAACATCATATGATTTATTTAGAAAATATTTAGTTGAAATTTGTGACCATACATACACATTTGATAGAAAAAAATTATTATTAAATAAGATAAAGGATATTAATTTTAATAGTTTCAAACAATATTACCGCGATAAAATTTTAAATGGTAAAACTACAAAAGTATATATTAGAAAACCAACTTAAATATCACATTTTAGTTCATCTTCACCTGGATAATTATTTCCTTCATAAAAGTTTTCACAATCAAATGCTTTCATTTTTAATGCATCTTCAAATTGTTTAATTAATTTATATTTCTTTTTTGCTAAACTCCAAATATATTCATCTATTGTTTTTTTAGACGGATATGTAGCCAAATATAAAAATACATCAACATGTCTTCTTCTTTTTGGCAAATCTTTATGTGAACAATATCTAATAGCTCTACCAATAATTTGATGTATTCTTGACAAATTCCAATAGGGTTCAAGTATATGCACCTGTTCAACTCGCAAAAGAGAAATTCCTTCTTTAATCGATGGTGATCCTAACATAATTTTTATTCTAGAACCATTTTCATTTTCTTTTTGATTAAAAATATATTTAATTTCTTCTTTAACGATATGTGGTTCATCGCCGGTCCAAACAGAAAATCGTTTCTCACCTTCGCCATGAACCTTATAATTCTTATATCCGTGTGCTTCTAGAAAAGGTACTAATGTTCTTAACCCACCAATTTCTTTAAAATTAGAATAAATAAATACAGGTCCTTCTGATTTTCCAATTGCTTTATAAATCTTGTAAAATTTAACCGAGTAAGTTTTTATATTTTGAATTAATAATGCATCATCAGCAAATGATGAAAATCCAGTTATTCCGATACTTTTA